CGTAGATTATTCTAAAATAGTTCCAGTAATGGTACAAGCAATCAAAGAATTAAAAGCAGAATTAGACACATTAAAAAATAAATAATATGGCATTCGAATTTATCATTTCTCAATTAGACTCAATCCCATCCCTTGATGGAATGGACAAAGTAATTAGCGTAATTCATTACAGAGCGCAAAAGCAATACGAAGAAGATGTCATACATTTTACGGCAGATACGTATGGCGCAGTAAGTCTTGATGCACCACACGAAGCAAGCTTCACTCCTTACGATGAGGTAACTAAAGAAATGGTAGAATCTTGGCTTACTGCTTTGCTAGACTGCGAGGCAATCGAGGCGAACTTGGATTCACAAATAGAAAACTTTTTAAATCCTCCGATAGTGGCTTATGCATTGCCTTGGGACAAAACTGAAAACATTTAGCACTTTTGCTATATATGTAAAGTTATAACCAAACAAAAATTAGCATGAAATTAGATTTCAATTTTGACCTACTTGGTCTAGATCAGCAACCTATCGAGGGGGCAAACGCAGGTAAATTATTAGCTAACGCTTTAGCCCAGGGATCAAAAGGCGATGCCCTTAAATTCTGGGATTGGGCGGTTAGCTTAAACAAAGGAGAGGTTCTTGATTTAGACTCAAGCGATCAAGAAACTATCAAGAATTTTATCAAAGATTCTGAAGGGTTTACAATCCTTGCAAAAGCGCAATTATTACAAGTTTTAAAAAAGGATTAAATGGATTTGAATGACATTCTTGGGCAATCATTAACTGGAGGAATCGCGGCCCTAATCGGGTGGCTAGTAGGACGAAGAAAAGAGCAGGCGGAAATTACGACCACTGAGCTTGATCAAACTACCAAAGCGATAGAAATCTGGCGACAGATGGCCCAAGAAATGTCTGACAAAGTCAAGGACCTAAGCGATAAGATTGACATCTTAACGGCTGAAGTTCACTCATTAAAGTCCGAAAATTCAAACCTTAGAATTAAACTTGGAATCAATGACGAAAGTAACGAAAGCAAGCCAAAAAGGACTCGATCTAAATCCAGCTAAGTTTTATGTTTACGAACATTTAAAGCCTAACACTGGAGAGGTATTTTACATAGGTAAGGGATGCGAAAAAAGAGCCTATCAAAAAAGAAGCAGAAATTCTCATTGGTTAAATACTGTTAATAAATACGGCTTAGAGGTAAACATAGTTTACAATAATCTCACTAATTCAGAAGCTAGTAAAAAAGAAAAAGATTTAATAGAGTTTTACGGATTAAACAATCTGTGCAATATGACATCTGGAGGAGATGGTTGCGTTTCTTTAAAACAAGAATCTAAAGATAAAATTTCTAATTCATTAAAAGGCAAAGTTCATTCACAAGAAACTAAAGATAAGCGTTCTGCCTCTTTAAAATTAACTTGGCAAAACGAAGATTTAAGACAATTAAAAAGAGAACAAACTACTTTATTAAATAAATTAGGAATTATTGGGAATAAAGGTAAACCTTCTGCAAAAAAAGGAAAGCCATTTTCAGGAGACAAAAATCTTTTATCTCAAAGTTTAAAGGAGTATTATAAAAATAATTCAGCTCACAATAAAATACATTTTACTGAAGAGCAAATTAAAAATATACAAAGTTTAGTTAAATCATCAAATGTATTTAGGGCTTCTTTAGAATTAAAATTATCTAGGAATGCGATAAATAGAGTTTTAAAAGAAAATGAAAATAACTAAAACAAGCTCAAAAGGAATCGATTTAATAAAAAGATTTGAAGGTCTTAAGTTAAAGCCATACCTATGTCCGGCTTCGATTTGCACAATCGGCTACGGAAATACCTATTATCCTTCTGGAGCCAAGGTCAAACTAACCGATCCGGCAATTACCAAAGAGAAAGCGGAAGAGCTTCTTAAATTCCTTCTTACATCCTACGAGAAAGGAGTCGATTCTTTCTGTCGGGATGACATTAATCAAAATCAATTTGACGCGCTTACCTCCTTCGCCTATAATGTAGGCTTAGGGAACTTGCAAAAGTCTACATTAATCAAGAAAGTGAATCTTAATCCTAATGATCCTGCGATCCGCCTTGAATTTATGAAGTGGAATAAGGGAGCTGGAAAGGTTTTGGCTGGATTAACACGCAGACGCCAGGCAGAGGCGGACTTATACTTCTCTTAATCATGCAGAAATTAATCATTCTTTTGGCTTGTATTGCATTTATATCCTGCAAGCCTAGTAAATCTATTACAGAATACAAAGAAGTCCTTAGAATCGATACGATTAAAAGCGAGAAGATAGTCGAGAAGTTCAGAGCTGTACACGATACGCTCACTATACAGAATCCTTGCGATTCTTCTGGGTTACTATCGACGTTCTATTCTAGATTAATCCTTCCTAATGGATCAGTAACAATCAAGTCCGACAAAGGACAGATCAAAGCCACTATCGACATTGACTCGATGCGCCAGGAGATAGAAAATAACTATCGCAATTCACAAGTAAAGTGGATCGAATACAGAGATAAGGAAGTCATCAAGTACCGGATCCCTACCTGGGTAATTATCTTACTATTTGCGGAGGCTATCATGCTTATCGCTTACTTGTATCTTAAATTCGGTTTACGATAATGTACGAAATAGACATCGAGGCAATCGAGCCTAAAAGAAATCCAACAACAGATACACTAGACAAGATGCTAGAGGTCATGGAGTCTATCGATCATATCGATGACGTCGGCTTTGTGCTTCGCATGAAGCTTGTAAATAATATAGAATTTTTAGTGGACCAATTAATGGAAGAATATGAGCAAAGAAAACGCTAAGGCGGAGGCAATACGGAAGCATTTCTATTCTACCAATCTAACCAGGGTAGATTTTGAAAGAGAGAATTATTCAAGTTACGGATTTGAGAATCAAGCAAACTTCCATCGTCATCTAACCAGGTGCGAGATCACGGTAAATAAAAGATCAGAATACTTTAAGCAGACCAGGCCACAAGCGAAACTCGAATCATTCAACCTGGACGAACTAGATAGCTTTGGGATTGAGCCTGGCATCGGTAAGGAGTACACCAGTGCGCGTCTTCCTGAGCATTTAAAAAAGATTGGAATACTATCGGACATTCATGTGCCGTTTCATTCATTAGAAGCGCTTACCTGCGCTATTAAGTATTTAAGAGAGCAAGAGATTGACTGCCTTTATTTGAACGGAGATACCTTCGATTTTTATTCAATATCAAGACACGAAAAAGAAAAGGATCTTAGAGACTTTCCTCGCGAAATTGAGATGGCTAGAAACTTTCTTCAGAAGCTTCGAGATATATTTCCGACTATTCCAATATACTTCAAGGCCGGCAATCATGAGAATCGCTTCCAGCGTTATCTATTTAGCCAGGCGGAAGAGTTCGCTGGCCTCCACGAATTGCAGTTCGATAAGTTCTTTAGAATGGATCACTTAAAAATCGAGTGGGTAGAGGACTGGCAAGGCATGGAAATGGGCGATCTATTAGTCTGTCATGGCCATGAGATCATGGCTGGAGGAATGAATCCTTCCCAGACTACATTCAATAAGACTTTCTGTAATACATTAATAGGTCACGTCCACAGAACGACAAGCACAATCAAGAAAAACGGCTTTAAGAAGTTCATTCATTCTTATTCTACCGGCTGTTTGACTCACTTATCGCCTAAGTATTATCCATTCGCACAGCATAATCATGGGTTCGCCTTGGTAGAAATAACAGACGGACTATCAAAAGTTACTAACATCATGATAAAAGATGGAAAAATAGTGTAATTTTGTTTGAGTGTTTTTCATAATTATAGGTTTAGATGTGAATACGAAAGCCCCGGGATATTGTCTCTGGGCTTTTTTGTTTATTATATTAAACAGATTTTACATTTATAGCCGAATTAGTAAAAGATAATTTACATTATTTGTCAAAAAATAAATTTAAAATTATTGTTTTATATAAAATCTTTGTTTACCTTTGACATATCGAAAGCAACGAAGCTGAGATAAACATCTAAACAAAATGAAAAAGTCTAACAAAAACACTGCAAACAAAATTCAATTACCAGCTCACTTACAAGTATTAGCTGACAGATTTAATACCAATTATAATAACATCGCTTCTGATTACGCTAAGAATTTTTCTTACACTATTACAGATGCAACACCTGAGGGATATGGTAACTAAGTTACCACTATCCTTGATAGGTTCTATGGAGTCAAAGCAAATAGCTACCTACATAGAATCTATTTCACAAACAGAAATTTGCAAGGACTTAAATTACTGCAATCAATTAATAAAAATTTATTTATCTAAAAATCTATCCAAATGAGAGAATTATTAAAAACAATCCCTTTTTCTGAGATCCTTCAGACACTAGCTTTAATCGTTTTAGTTGTCGGAGGCTATGCTATTATCACATTTATTTCTAACCTTTAAATTTTATTATCATGTCAAAAATTCAAATCTTAGCCTCCTCGACTGGAGGATCAAATTACGAGCCAATCGCGGCAGGTACTTACGTCGCGCGTTGCTATTCAATGGTTCACTTAGGAACTATCAAAGAGTCCTACATGGGCGAAGAGAAGTTCGTCAATAAGGTACGCCTTACCTTCGAGCTTCCAACTGAGATGAAAGTATTTAAGGAAGAGAACGGAGAGCAGCCTCAAGTAATTTCTAAGGAGTTTACTTTGTCTTTAGGAGATAAGTCAAACCTTCGCGCTTTCCTTAATTCTTGGAGAGGCAAGGCGCTAACAGAGGACGAGTGTAAGTCCTTTGACATCGCGGTCCTAGCTGGCAAGGCTTGCACCTTATCAATCATCCACAAGACGTCCAAGGTAAGCGGTAAGACTTACGCTGAGATTGCTTCTATCGGAGGAGTAATGAAGGGAATGGATGTACCTGCAATCATTAACCCGGAAATGGTATTCTCTGTGACCAACTTTGATCAGGTGGCTTTTGATTCTTTCCCTGATTTTATCAAGGAGAAGATTCAGTCTTCTAATGAATACCAGGCATTGCAAAAAAGCGTATCTGGTTTAGGTCCAGAGCCAGAAGTTGAAATAGTAGAGGAGGACGACCTACCATGGTAGCCGAAACTTATCCGCAGGTTTTAAAGCTAGATTTAAAAGGACCAAGCGGAGGCTATTACACAGTAATAGAGAGATTTGCATCTAGCGAAGAATACGTCAAGTATGTAGACTGGCAAATGTGGTCAGGCTACAAAGTAATAGGATCACGTCCTTACATGGACTTAAAACAAAACGAAGAAAACGAAGAAGATGCCAAGAATTAAAAAAATGAGTATTTATAAAGAAGTCGCGGAAAGATTAAACGCTAAGGGGAGCCTTCCCTTTAGCGCGCGCGAGTGGTCGACTGGATTAGTTCAGCAGACCGTTTATGGAAAGTTAAACTATCCGGAAGTAATGGAGGAGTTTAAATTAATCATGCAAGAAAATGAAAAAGCAGAAGCCTAATTTTAACGCTTGGATGGATCACATTAATAACCAGCTCCAGGCAGATTATAGAAAACTATACTATTCATCTAAATTTAATCAAAATGAAAACTTTCAAAGAGTATCACGAAAGGAATCCGAGGATTTACGAGGAGTTCAAGCGTTTCGCATTTATGCTGATCAATAACGGTCACAAGAAAATCGGAGCTAAGCAAGTCTTTGAGCGCATCCGCTGGGAGACAATGATTGAAAGGACCGGCAGGTACAAAGTTAATAATAACTATACTGTCGATTATGCCTATAAGTTCGAAGAGGACTTCCCATATTTAGAAGGAGTTTTTTATCATCGTAACAGAAAAGTTAAAAATTTAAACTAATTTTATGACTAGCAAGCAACACGCAGTAAGTCTTGTGAAGCGTTTCCAGGAAGCGCATCCTCACATTAAGAAGAATAAAGAAGAAGCAATAGCTTCAGCTATATTAGCAACAGAAATTGTAATGGAATCTATAAAGTGGGAATACATGGATATTAGTGACTGGGCTAAATTACGAGATCATTTAATCGACTTATAGCTATGAAAGCCACAGAGAAAGCCCAGGAGATTATCGACTACATTGCAGGCACACACCTAAAGCAATACGGCAAGATCCACATGAAGAGCGTTTTAGAAGAAGCTTCTAGTAATGCTAGACTGATCATTAAGAACCGGATAATAGACGGATTAGATACGACGTACTGGCGAGAAGTTCGCCGGGATATAATGGCAAGACAATGACACTAGAGGATCAATGCTTTCACGCTGTGGTAAATGTTCGGATAGCACACCAGAAGCAGGACATAAATGATTATTCAATGGTCATGAAGTACTGCACACCTGAGCTTCCAGCCTTCGATATTATCCTGGATAAGATAGCCCAGGCGGAGGCAGAGATCATGAGGCTAGAAAATCTTTTAAATGATTTGTAGGATGTCACAATTTTAAATATATTTGTGACATATTCAGTGCAAGGGGTGAGAGTCTTGCAGTGAATACGGGTTTCAAAACCAAACTAAGCCAGTCTACTCTCTCACGTAGCTGGCTTTTTTATTTTATTATGAAATACTTCCTACATGATTCGAGTTCGTTTAATGACGAAAAGATAACAGAGCTATATCTTGAATACGGATATGAAGGTCTTGGATTGTTTTATACGATCCTAGAGAAGTTAGCTCTGCAAGAGAAACCAATCAAGACAAACATTCTAAAACACCAGCTAAACGTAGGTAAAAAATTAGATAAATGCTGGAGGTTTATGGAAGAAATTGATCTCATTTCTTCGAATAATGGAGAAACTTTTAACAAACAATTGCTAAACTTTAGTGAAAAGTATCAAATTAAAAAAGAAAAAAACGCTAAACGTATTTTAGAATGGCGTGAAAATCAACAAGTTAGCGAAAATGTAACGCATTCAGAACACGTTCGTAACGCTCCTAAAGTAAAGGAAAGTAAACTAAATGAATTAAATCATTTAGAAGAGTTTGAAATTTTCTGGAATGAGTACAACAAAAAGATAGACAGAGCAAAGACAGAAAAGGCTTGGAGTAAACTAACAAGTCAAGAAGTTCAGAAGGTCCTAGCAAATGTAAAATTCTACGTCCAAGCAAATCCAGACTTGCAGTATAGAAAGAATCCCCTGACCTATCTTAATGGCAAATGCTTTAATGATGAAATTCAGAATTTGAAAAGTCCAGTGAATCAAGTAGCTTTGAACGACAAACCTATAATCCCTAAAATATGGCAGTAAAACTAAATCTAAATGATGTGCACCTAGAGCGTGACATCATCTCACACTTACTATCTTATCCTCACCTATTTAGTGAAGCTAATAAATTAGTCAGTGAAGAATCTTTCACAGACGCTTTATTTAAGGCGTCATTCCTTGCGTTTAAGGAACTATCCCTAGAAGATAAGAGAATCACCAGGGCTGATATATTTAGAGTCCTTAAAAGCAAAGAAAAAGAAAAGGGTATTTCGGCTGAATTGGTCCTGAAACTAATGCCTGATCGAATGATCAACCTAGAAGAATCCTGCTATCAGCTAAAAGAAACAGAAGGAAAGAGACGATTCCATGATTTAGCCTTCAAGATTCAGACTGCAATCCTAGATAACAAGGAAGTATCTGACTTACAGACGATCATTACCAAGGAAATGGATAGCTTAGAGCGATCAATCGAATCCTCTGAGGTCTTTGACATCGCCTCAGTCTATGATCAGGTCATCGATAAGCTAGAAGCCAACGCTGGGAAGATTAAATTCTCAGGTATTGACACCGGATCTAGGGATTTAAACTATATCCTAGGAGGGTTCCAGGAAGGAATGACAGTAATTGCTGGGCGTCCAGGTATGGGCAAGACTATTGCAGGACTTCAACACACTAAGAGCGCAGCGAAATCAGGCAAGCGAGTTCTATTCCTTTCCTTAGAGATGCCTAAAGAGTCGCTAATGTTTAGACTTATCAGCTCAGAGAATCACGACTACAAATACAGTGATCTAAAAGCTAACCGAGTGAAGCCAGATGACATACTAAAAATTAGGAACTCAAACGCTTCGATTCTAAAATCCTTACCTATATTCTTTTATGACTCAGATAATAGAGACATCAACTATCTGTCTATGATTTTAACCTCGGAGGCGAAGCGGAATAAAATTGACATTGTAGTCATCGACTATCTGCAACTAATCAGAGACAATCAGCTAAAGGACCAGTCAGACTTCGCTCAGGTTTCATCCGTATCCAATAAGATTCAGAAGCTAACCAGGAAGCTAAAGATTCCAATCATCGCTTTGTCTCAGCTATCCAGAGGAATCGAGGGAAGGTCCTCAAGACTTCCACAGCTCTCAGATATTAGAAGCTCTGGGAATGTAGAGCAGGATGCCATTGCTGTGATTGGTTTATATCGAGACGATTACTACAAATATACAGACGCCAGGGCTAACAATACCCCCAAAGGACCGGACGATAATATACTGAACTATGTGATCCTTAAAAACAGAGACGGAGAGACCTGCACGATTGATCGCTATGTGGATGTTACTACCAATAGAATCGCTGATTCTTATGATGAGCTAAGGGCTTACCAGGGTTTAATTAAAGAGACGGCTTTAAATACAATTAATAACACCTTTGAGGAGGCAAAATTTTAAGACTATGAACGTATTAAGTTTATTTGATGGAATGTCCTGCGGACAACAAGCGCTAGAAAGAGCAGGATTTAAAGTAGATAATTATTTTGCATCCGAAATCGATAAGTATGCTATTCAGGTTACAATGGCAAACTATCCTAATACGAAGCAACTTGGAAGCGTAGTAAATGTCGATGGCTATTCTTTGCCAAAAATTGATATACTTATAGGCGGATCGCCTTGCCAATCCTTTAGCTTTGCCGGTAAGAGGAAAGGAATGAGTACAAAGGACGAGCAAGAAATCTTAACGCTTGAGCATTACTTGCAATTAAAAGCAGAGGGATTTGAGTTTGAAGGCCAGTCTTATCTATTCTGGGAATACATGAGACTTTTAAATGAGACAAAGCCGAAATACTTTCTTCTTGAGAATGTAATGATGGGAGAGAAGTGGGAGAAGGTTTTGTCCAAAGCTATCGGAGTCAAGCCAATCATGATAAATTCCGCTTTAATTTCAGCTCAGAATCGCCAGCGTTTATATTGGACTAATATCGGGCTAGAACCTGCTGGTTTATTTGGAGATTTAGAAACGACAATCGAACAGCCAAAGGACAAAGGAATTCTTTTAAAGGATATTTTAGAGCCAGAAGTTGATTCGAAATACTTTTTAAGCGAGAAGGTAGTCAATAAAATAAAATCAAATAATTTAGTAAACTCAGAAATCATATGCCACAATATGCAGCCACGTTCTGGGGATCCTACCAAAGGAGGAACTGGACACCTTACTCGAACAGATGGCAAAACTTACTGTTTAGATACGGGAAATACTAACGCTGTTGAAATTGTAGGAGGAGATTTTAGATCTGATGAGGGATATAGATGGAGAAGTGGAGGCAAGAGCGGAACTCTAATGGCTCAAGCTAGAACAGATGGAACTGCCGGACAAGCATTAGTCAAAATAGAAGAAATAGAAATAATAGCTACACAGATAGGTAATAGTGAAAATTTTGGTAATTCAACTTCAGAAAAAGGAAAAGCATTTACATTAAGAAAGTGCGAACCTAATGGAGTAATCATAGATTCTAAAATTAGAAGACTTACTCCTATCGAATGCGAGCGCCTTCAGACTGTTCGAGATAATTACACTAATCACGTCTCAGACTCTCAGCGATATAAGATGCTAGGCAATGGCTGGACAGTCGATGTAATCGCTCACTTTTTTAAATACATGAAATGATAACTATCAAAGGCCAGGTGCCAAGCAAGTCAAACGGATACCGTATCGGAGGTAATCGTCTCTATAAGACCGTAGATCTCAAGAGCTACGAAGTGAGCTTTGAGTGGCAGATCAGGAAGCACTTAGGCGAAACGATAAGCGTTCCCTTTGAGATTTGGATAGACGTCTATTTCCAGTCGAACAGATCTGACCTGGACAACTCGGCAAAGGTTATTCTAGACTGCCTCCAGAATTGTGGCATGATTGCAAACGATCGACTGTGTTCGGTCCTGGTCATGAGGAAGCACATTGATAAGCTGAATCCTAGAATTGAGTTTGAGATTAAACCGGTTGATATTGGACACTAATAAAAATCTGCCGGACAATTATAAGCAGTGCATCGCTTGGATCGAGTCAGAATTGACACGAGAGACACGATCTATTACTCTGCCTGGTGTTGTTATCAATGACGTAAATGGATCGCTTAGAATCAATCTATTGAGGATGTTAAACAACCACGGGGCGGAGCGCAGAGCAGCGTTCTTGAGGACCAAAAGAATAAAGGACTATCTAAACAAAAACAAATGAAAAAGCTAAAAGAAAAAGAAACGATTATAATCTACGCCGGACTAATTAACGCGCTGATCGATCACATCGAGGCAGACTTCCGTCCGTCCATCTTCAATCGCCAGTCACTTAAGATGAAATCTAAGAGCGTTCTGGATGAACTTCTGAAGGTCGAGGCTGATATGTATAAAGGAGATCCCAGCGGAGAGATGACTGATCAATACTTAGACGCAGGGC